ATGGTGTCGAAGGTAACCCAAATGTTAGTGCGATTATAGAACACTTACTTAATGTGTACGAGTAGGAGGATAAAATATGTCTATGAAAGGATCTTATAAAGGTAGTAATCTCCAAAAATCTAAAACAAATTTTAAAAGTAGAAATGCATATGCGAATGATCACCCTTCCGTAAGTCATTTTAACGACCCGGACATGCCAGCTTCAATCGATTTTTGGGACCCTAAAACAACTCTATATGGCAGAGTTGATGTTACTAGCGATGCCGTATTTTTGAATGACTATGAAGGTTATTTCATGAAAGATATGAGAGGTTTTAGTATGGGGACGAGTGGCACCAGAGTACATATTAATACTCCCGGTACTAATACAAATGGCTTCATAAGAGATCCAAAACTTCCAAATCTTGTGGATTCCGCTAGCGGAGAACGAGAGGTGGTGGTTGATTTTGTTGCAGATGCCTTTGCAGAATTAAAACTTTATCTTGCAATCGGCTTGCCAAAGATAAAAATATCTGGCAGTCCCTATGCAGCACCAGAGGCAGTTAGAGGATGGATCAATCCGACTTCTCAATATCACGTATACATGTCTGCTATGTTTAACACTTTCATAGAAACTTATCTGAACTTAGAGCAAAGAAACAAAAAAATAAAAAAGTTTGAAGATTTTGTAAAAATGTTTTTTGAATTGTATGTTCCACACATGGGCGAACATCACCCAATCACTAGAACAGGATTTTTATTGTCAGGCAATATCGGACCTCAGTCAACAGGATTGTGCATAGAATTGTCAGATAAGGAAACTTATGATAGCGATAGAGAAAAGGTGAACAAATATATAAACGATCCGACTTATGTCTACTTTAGTCAAGTTGCTGCAAAGTTTGGCTTTTATATGGATAAAAATGTACCATGGCGCTTAGTTGCAAACTTAAATTCTCAAAATATGAAAAAGAAAATGGGAACTAAAAACATTAATACAACTAAGCAATTTTTTAACAAATATTATCTAAAATCTCACACCTATGACATGCAATTATTAAAAGAGTATTTAATAATAGCTTACAAAAAGTTCATATCTTTAAACCCACTTTTCACAATCAATCGTCCTGTAAAAATGAGGGATCTTAAGGCTCACACAAGAATTAGTAGCGAAACAGTCTACAGGCAAGAATATTACGGCTCAGATATTGGTGTGTATAGCATGAATTTAGAAGATCCAGCATATCAAAAATATTGGTTTAAAACATATTTAACTATTCGATTGGCAGAGACAGGAGCCAGCGACTTGGTTAATGAATACAAAATTGAGAGAGTGGCAAAAAAAGCTCTTGACATAAGTCTATATTCCGGTTATATTAATGCAGTAAACTATATCAACAATTATGTAAAAAGATATACGTTTAAATCGGTTATTGTCAGAAAAGACGTAATGCCGTATGCTTCTGGAGGACAAGTTGCACTTTTACCCAGACCTACAGAAGTAGCACATTATGGAATTTTGAATTCAGATAGGAACTAAGAACACAAGATAGAAAAGGTTAAATTTGCTATTTCAAACTTTAGATGAAAAAGAAAATTGTGTGGCCACATACATTGACGGAAAACTCACGCAAGATATCTTACCAAATAACTTATCAAAAACTTGGAGATATTCGGCATTTCTGAGGGATATGAATGTTGAATATGCGAACCTCTATTGTGGTAGCAATTCTTTGAGCGTCGTATGTCCAGATGATCTGTTGCAAGATTATAAAAAAATTGAAAACAAACTGAAGGCGTTCTATAGGTCTTTCAAGCACTCTAAAATATCTTTAGATGATAATTGCTTCTTCGATATGGTTCCAGAGAGATACTTGCTTGAATATTGTCATATTAAAAACGTTATATCCGAGCATGTTTTTAGCAATTATGAAAAGCCAAAAAATTATCAGTTTCTAGTTGAGCTATCTAAATTAGTTACCGATATAAAATATAGAAAGCTGAATGTCGACGTTAGAGAACTGAAAGATAAATTTGGTGAGGCAAGAGTAAGAAAATTTATTAAAAAAATACAAAAGACACCGCCCTATATTAAGTACAATATTTTTGGAACAAAAACTGGCCGCCTCTCGGGTTTGGAAGGTAGTTTTCCAATCATGACGATGGACAAGAACTATAGAAAGATATTGAAACCAAACAATCACTGGTTCGTTGAACTAGACTATAATGCTGCTGAGTTGAGAACTTTCTTAGCTCTCTCTGGCAGACAACAACCACAAGAAGATTTGCATGACTGGAATGTTAAAAACGTTTATAGAAACTTAATCGACAGAGATGAAGCAAAGAAAAGAATATTTGCATGGCTGTACAATCCGGAGTCCCGTGATTTTCTTTCAAATAAAAAATATGGTGCTGACAGGGAAAATGTAAAAAGAAAGTTTTGGGATGGCACTCACATTGAAACCATACATGGCAGAAGAATAGAGTCTGATGAATATCATGCGCTAAACTATATTATACAAAGTACATTAAGTGACATGGTTTTAAAACAAGCCTTTAAGATTAAAAAGTTTCTTGAGGGCCGCAAAACAGAGATTGCATTTACTATGCATGATTCTATTGTGCTGGACATGCATCATGATGATGAAGCGATGATAGAAGAAGTTTTTAACTTATTTCAAAATACGCAATTTGGTGTTTTTAAGGCGAATGCCCATGCAGGAAGAAATTATGGAGATTTAAAAGAGTTATGGATAAAATAATAGGTTTAGGTGGTGCTGGATGTAATCTGGCAAAACAATTTACAAAATATCCCGAGTATGAAGTTTATCAGATTGATTGCACCGATTCAACTGAAAGTAACTTCTTTCAAATGAAAGAATACAAAACGGCAGAGGACTATGAAAAACACTGCCCGGACTTCACTGACTTTTTTAAAGGAATTTCCGGAGAAGCTCTTTTCGTATTATGTGGTGCATCTTGTATATCTGGCGCATCTCTCAGGATATTACAACAACTAAAAGAAGTGGCTAATGTTAGTATACTTTATATACGCCCAGATGTGTCGCTCTTAGATGATACGAGAAAGAAGCAAGAAAGAATTACGTATCAAGTTCTTAAGAACTATGTGCGCTCTACATTGTTTGAACAAATGTATATAGTTGACAATCAGTCACTAGAAGAGATTGTCGATGGAGCACCGATAATTGGATTTTACGACAAACTAAATGAACTAGCCGTAACGACGGTGCACATGATTAATATCTTTAATAACTCAAAAGCCGTCGCGGAAAATTTTTCCACCCCACATGAGCTAGCTAGAATCTCTACTTTTGGCATGCTTGATTTGGAAACCGACGAAGAGAAGTTGTTCTTCGATATCGAATACCCTCGCGAAAAAATGTATTATTTTGCGATACCAGATAAGACCCTCAAAACTGACAAAAAACTATTCAAAGAGTTGACTGAAAAGATGAAGTCAAAAATAGAAGAGAATGTCAATGTATCATATGGCATATATTCCACAGCATATGATGTACCCTACGTTTACTGCCAACAAAAAAGCTCAATGATTCAGGGCGAATAAAAAATAGTTGTTTACAGGGCGCAATTCATGTGCTATTGTAAGAGATAGATATGCGGAAGATTCGCCGCGTAGACTCTAACAAAAGGAAAAAAACATGTCTATTAATATGCAAAAAATGAGAGAAAAGCTTGCCGCTCTTAAGGGTGACAATGCAGGTAAAAAGGATCTTTTTTGGCGTCCTACTGATGGAGAACAAACCATCCGTATTGTGCCAACTTCAGATGGAGATCCGTTTAAAGAGTATTGGTTTCACTACAATTTGGGCAAAAACCCCGGATTCCTTTCACCAAAGAAAAATTTTGGTGAGGACTGTCCACTCGACAAATTCGTCAGAGATCTTTTTAATGAAGGTACAGAAGACTCTATTCGAATGGCCAAGAATCTTATGGCACGTCAAAGATTCTTTGCACCCGTTATTGTACGTGGTGAAGAGGATAAGGGAGTGCGTATTTGGGGCTTTGGTAAAATGGCCTATCAAGAGCTTTTGAATCTCGTTTTGAATCCGGATTACGGAGATATTACAGATGTACATGAAGGCACAGATCTTGTGCTTTCTTACGGTAAACCACCGGGAGCACAGTTCCCACAAACTTCTCTTACCCCCCGGCGACGGCCCTCACCGTTGCACGAAAACAAGGAGACTCTCAAGAGTTATATCGATAATGTTCCTGAATTTTCTACAGTCTTTGATAGGAAAACCCCCGAACAGGTACAAGTCATGCTTGATGAGTTTCTTCTTGGAGAGGACGATGTTGAAGAGTCCTCAAGTGAGACTCAAAAGTACGGCAACAACTCTTCCAACGAGACAAACGAAGTCGAACAGGCTTTCAACGAACTTTTGGGTTAAACTACTGAGAGGGGGAGAAATCCCCCTCTCTTTTTTTATAGGTTACAAATGGCAAAAACAAAGAATACAAATGGAAAGCTCTCTATCAAAGATATGAGAAGCTTGATTAATAAAAAAGCTGGGACGGTCGTTGCTCATAACTTGAGCGAAGACAACCCTACAGAAGTTAAAGATTGGATTCCAACGGGATCGCGATGGCTAGATTCGATCATTTGCAGAGGTCAATTAGCAGGAATTCCAGTCGGAAAGATTGTAGAGATTGCTGGTCTTGAGGCAACAGGTAAATCGTATATGGCAGCACAAATTGCTGCAAATGCCCAAAAGATGGGGATTGATGTTATTTATTTTGATTCTGAGTCAGCAATCGATCCAAGCTTTTTGGAACGTGCTGGTTGTGACGTGCAAACTATCCTCTATGTTCAAGCGCAATCTGTTGAATTTGTGCTAGAGACTATTGAAGATCTTCTTGTCAATAATGAAAACAGGATGTTGTTTATTTGGGACTCTCTAGCGTTGACACCTGCCATTTCAGATGTTGAGGGTGATTTTAATCCACTGTCATCAATGGCTGTAAAAGCTAGAATTTTGGCGAAAGGTATGTCAAAACTTACCGTACCAATTGCTAATAGCCAGTCCACGTTCTTGGTGTTGAATCAGCTAAAAACAAACATTACTCGCTCACCTAGTGAGGCTCTAACCACCCCTTATATGACTCCGGGTGGTAAGGCAATGATATACGCATATTCTTTGCGTGTTTGGTTGACAGGACGCAAAGCAAAGGCTTCTTATATTATGGATGACAAAGGGTTCAGAATTGGCTCTGAAGTTAAAGTAAAATTAGAAAAAAGCCGATTTGGTACACAAGGCAGACAATGCAATTTCAAAATCTTATGGGGTGATGAAATTGGAGTTCAAGATGAAGAGAGCTGGCTTGAAGCTATTAAAAGTTCCGAGCATGTGAAACAGTCTGGTGCATGGTATGAACTGGTTTACACAGACGGAACGACAGAGAAATTTCAAGCTGCGAAATGGAAAGACAAATTGCAATCTGAAAAGTTTAAAACTAGAGTTTTAGAAATCATGGATGAAGAGATTGTTATGAAGTTTGATAATCGATTAGGTTCCGCTTCTGATTTTTATGACACAGAAGTGAATAAAGAAGAGCAAGTTTCGTCTATATAGTAGAGGGATAAAATGAAGATTAAAATTACACTTGTTTCGATATTTCTATTGTTCTTATCTGGATGCACAGTCCATCGCATTTACTATGAAGTTCCGGGCCATCCAGAGTATTATCATTATGAAACCGTTTATACTCCGGGAACTAGTGTGGGGAGAACCACAACATATTACTCCTCCCCTTATTCTTCAAATGGTTCATACCATTATAGAAACAGGACCGTTTACAGTGGCCATTCCCACCACCACCCCAAGAAGAAGGTAATAGTAAAAAAATATTACCCAAAGAAAAAAGTGGTGGTTAAGAAGTATTACCCAAAGAAAAAGGTCATTGTAAAAAAGCATTACCCAAAGTACAAAAAGAATAAGGTCTACAAAAAGAAGAAAACCTACAAAAAGAAAAAAGTCTATAAAAAGAAGTACAAGAAAAAATACAAAAAGAAAAAATAAAAGTCATTGACATTTTCAAACCTCTCTGGTAATATCATCAGAGAGGTTTTTTTTATGGAATTGTCTTGATTCTCTTCTATATAAATAAGGGGGCAACACCTTATGACGATACAGCAGTTGGAAGAGATAGTACAGATTGAAGAAGAGAGGCTTCAGCAAACACAAGAAGTGCTAGAAGAATTAAGATATTTTATACAAAGACTAAAGGACGGAGACTTCGAAGATAACGAGGAGAAATCAATTATTTTCGAAGATATATTATCAATTTTAGAAGAAAACGGTATAGAGTATTAGTTATGAAAAAAAGAATAATGATCATCGATGCCCTGAATATGTATTACAGGGCATACATCGTTGATCCTAGTCTATCATCAAACGGTCAACCAATTGGCGGAATCAAAGGATTTTTGAAAATATTGCAAAAATTGTGTCGTGAAACAAAACCAGATCAAGTAGCAGTAATTTGGGATGGAGGTTCCAGCCGCCGCCGCAGCAAAAACAAAGGTTACAAAGAAGGTCGCAAACCGATACGACTCAATCGAGCAATCCGCAACCTATCAGAGAATGAAGAACTGCAAAATAAAATGTGGCAACAAGCTAGGCTTGTAGAATATTTAAATATGATGCCAATATCACAAATACTTATTGACAATTTGGAGGCAGATGATATAATCGGTGCACTGATGCATTTAAATTCTTTGAGTGGGGTGCAAAAAGTAATTGTGAGTGCCGATAAAGATTTTATTCAACTTTGTAATAACGAAGACGTCGTTTTATACAGACCAGTCCAAAAAG